CTTTCAGAAAATTATAGATATCCTCGCAGATTTGGTAGACACGTGCATGGTAACCACAGTTAGCGTAAGCAATTCCAATAGCTCTAGCCATTAAAGAAGGTAGAGAGACAGTCCTTTCAGGATGTCTTAGCATTGCTAACAGTTGTAATTCTTCGCGATATGGCATAGTGCCATGATTGCGATAACGTAGTACCTCAGCCTGTTCTAGGCTTGGTAAAACTTCACTTTTAGCGACATTTAATGTCGATCTAAAATAAGTGTTCGCATAATGTGCGAATAACTGTAAAAACGTGTGTTTTAGAGAGATATAGGGATAGCACATAAGAAAGATGGAATCATCTCCTTGTACTTTAATCTCAATTTTACTTAGATCAAAACCCATTCTTGATAGAACGGTAAAGATCATTACACAATTATACATCGAATCTAGGATCTGTGTCTGGAAGTAACCAGAATAGATACCAGAATGTTTGAATCGAAGTAAATCACCGTCAGGCAACATTAACGGGATTGTCAAGGTTGCATCAGTCATCCAGTTCCATAAATTCTCGATTCTCTGGGGATTAGCTCCAGTAGAGTCAGGATAGTGGACAGTAGGATGATATCCATTTTCAAAGTCAAAATATGACCTCATTACATATGAATGAATGTCAGAAATCACTGTATGTCTTGCATCTCTATCAAACCGTTTCCAGTCGAGAGTAGCAACAAAATCATATCTAGGCATCTTGATAGAAGCCCATTTGTATAATCTAGACCAACCACCAGTAGTGGTTTCGTAACCCCATAGCATAGGAGATCTTTCTCCTTGATATAAAAGGCTCGTTTGTAAAGGCCAGACGAATGTGAGTTCAGCCATCAGAAAAGTAGAGGGAGCACCAAAGACCAAGCGAATCTTATCTTCTTCACTGGATTCAACTAAATGCTGTCGAGCAAAAGCTGTATTCCAATATTTGAGATCATGACCACTAGTATTTGTAGTGTGTCCATCTTTTATTAAGTGGATGTGTTTGCGGTTAATGAAAAACATTTCATTGTATAGATTTCTTTTCGTCATGCGACGATCAATCATCTCAGGAAGTAAACTTTCACCGTGGGCTTCACGGAATAAATCGCGGTAAAATGGTTTAGTAAAACCATCATCGTATTTTTGGTTTACATATTCGTTCCAACTTTTGCTAGTAGCAAAAGGGGCACCAATATTAGTAGATAATTGCCATGGATAATGGCGTAAATCAGAGAAATGTATAGGTTTTAACAAAGCGTCGGGTTTAAATAAATTCCGAGTATGTTCAAGGGCAGCATAATAATGTGCATCTTTGAGTACTTCGAAATAATCCGAATCAAGTTTGTCTAAGTCCTTCTTAAGACCATCAGCTTCCCATTGGGAACGGCGATAACCTTGAGTGACTATTTCAAACTCCTCATTATTGAGGTACTTTCTTAAAGCGTAGTCGACGATTTTACCATAGTTAACGTTTGAGTTAGGATCAACGTTACCTCTGATAGGTTTAGCCAAAGAGGGCTTGGAACCAATAATCTCGATATTTTTCATAGTGTGTGTGTGTATGTATGTGTTCTTGTAGAATAATTCTGCAGGGACGAAAATTCTTTAAATTTATAAGACCGAAAGTGAATCTGT